ACTCCCGCATCGCAGCCTCGATCGGGTTCGAAGTACAATTTAGATTCTCCATTGAACAAACGAATGGTTGACGCCGTTGTCCCTAGCAAATCGATGGGGCAAAAGGTGATTAAAGAATCTTCCACACAAAACAGGTCACAAACTGTCTCAACATCAACTGCCCAAGATGTCGGTGATATTGCTAACACGATCAAAGGTGTAATAAGCACAGTCAAGGAGGTATCTCCATATGCATTAGATGCACTGGAGATGCTCAGTCTCATTTGACAATATCCCACACTTGGGATCCGGTCCCCCTTAAAGAGTGCCGGACTGCTAATCTCACGCAGAATAATATGAGGTAGCTGGAACGCTTCTATAACTAAGAAAAGGAAAATTTCGCCACGTAAAGACGTGGGTGGCGGAATGGACCACGACGACGATCGTAATAACGTTCAAGCATTGACAAATAAACGCTCCAAACTGGCGTGTCGTGCGTACAATGGCAGTAAGGTGCCATTGATTAAAGTCTGTGGACTTAATCAGTCTACCCGGGCGGCGGGTGATCTCCGGTCCCATTTTAACACTTTGTATGTTTATCGAATTTTGAACAAAAGATGAAACATTCAACCTTCTTCACACCAGAGTAATCGATATGGAGACAACTACACAATTCAACGTTAAGGCAGAAACCGGGGGGGTTTCTGACCACAAAATCAACAACAGAAAGACCAAAGCCGGGTCTAGGACAACAGGCAAACGCAACAACAACAAACGTCTCAAGATTCATAACGCCAGTGAGTCTTCAAGCACGTCCTCAGATGAGGTTAATAATTATGGCGAAGTTCCCATTAAGGTAGTCCATACCAGATCAACATTGAATTCCGACTGGGTAGATTCATTGGATTGGACTTATACCAACAGAGACTTCAACTTTGTCGACAATCAACAGTTTGTTGAGCTGTATCACACATTGAATTTTCGTTTCCCTAGACTTAGAAATGAATTCAGGATCTATGGCAGTTCGTTCAAACATTTGGCATACATCAGTTTTGACGACAAAAATTTGACACAATATGTCTGGGCTCGCTGGTCCTATAGCGACCCAAAAGTTCATGTCTGTGAACTTGGTTCATTTATGAAAAGCTGGCCGGCTTACATTGGAACCAAAATATTTGACGACATCATTAGAATGATGTCTCGTTCCTCAGTGTCAACTTTCCCAGATTTTCAAAAAGACTTTTTAGAACTTCAACAACGTCATGTCGGTTATGTCAAACAGATGACTAAATTGCCAGAACCAAAGGTGATTAAGCATGAAGTTAAGAATGACAAGGTCATAATTGAAGATTACAAGGAACCAATTGAAGTTGAAATGAAAGACGCATTTGATATTGGTGCGCACCTCGATGATAAAGACGAGGTTGACGAATTGTCTGACAATGAAGGATTCGAATCATTGCGCAATTTGCCGCCGCTTTCTGATGAGGAAGACGATTTCAAGGATGCCAACTCTTATGATGAAGTAACATTCCATGGGAGGCCAGACATCGAAATATTCGACGTCATTGACGGAGGCGGACCTGACGAGCTGGTCGTGGATGATTTCAAACCACATGACAATGTCACCGTCACAAGATCTTCCGTTCCAATTCATAATGTAAATTTCTCAAAGTTCAAAACGGGGATGAAGAAAATGACTTCCAAGGCATTTAGTGCTGTGAAAAAGTCATTCGCATTCAGTCCATATAACTACTTCTACCCCAATGACAACCCACATCAACAAGACATGACTGACTTCGTTGTTTTCTTGAGTGAGGATTCCGCACCCCAATTTTTTGATAAGAAAACTGGGAGACGAGAAATTTGCAAAATTGCCGATTCCATCATGCCAAGGTTCATGAACATGAAGAAACTAATTGCTATCGGCACTGTTCTTGTAATAACTGGAACAATCGTTGGGATCACTGCCACGGGCGGTATCCCAATATTGGTGGGAATAGGAGCCGTCGCTACGGTGTCCGCGATTACTGCCATCGCAATGGGATTTAAAGCATTCCAACATTGGATT